GCTTAAGGCTAAGTGGACTCCAGAACTTGGACAAGACCTTAGTGCTTATCACAACCTTGATGCAGAAGTTGAGCTTACAAGCATTCTTTCTGAGCAAATTGCTCTTGAGATTGACCGTGAGATTCTTGAGGACCTTATCAAAGGTGCTACTGCTGGAACTCAATACTGGTCACGTCGTCCGGGTAGATTCCTTGCTCGCGACAATGGTGAGCAAATCGGTGGAAACTTGGACAACGAATCCTTGATGGGTGCTGACTTCACTGGTACTGTTTCCGAATGGTACGAGACTTTAGCTGAAACTATCAACGATGTTTCTGCTCAAATCCACAGAAAGACACTTCGCGGTGGCGCAAACTTCGTTGTTTGTGGACCAGAGGTTGCTAACATTCTTGAGTTCACTGCTGGCTTCCGTGCTAGCATTGGAAACGATTATGGTAACGGTTCTGTTGGAGCAGTCAATGTTGGATCTTTGAGCAAGAAGTTTGACGTATATGTGGATCCTTACTTCCCACGTAACGTTATTCTTGTTGGACGTAAAGGTGGATCATTCCTCGAAAGCGGATATGTATATGCTCCATATGTCCCACTCCAAGTAACTCCAACTATCTTTGGTACTGAGGACTTTGTACCTCGTAAGGGTGTCATGACACGCTACGCCAAAGAGATGGTTAGACCAGATATGTATGGTCTTGTTATCTGTCGCGACCTTAATGGCTAATCCCAATAGGATCTAGACAAACAAAGAGCCCCGTCATTAATTTGGCGGGGCTTTTTTATTTCTATACGGCTTTAACCTCTCCCTACAACTAATTACTATGATACACTTGTGTCTAGGAGATTTAATGAATGGCTTACCCAACTTTAACACCATCAAGCACAACTAGCGTTTCCAGATTACCTGTAACTGGTACCGTTGATAATGTAAATGCAACTGATAACCCCCTTCCATATGGGGTATATATCACTAGTGCTAGATCTGGATCTGCCCTATCGGCATTCAAACAAGGGGCTGCCGACCAAGTAACATACGTTTATAAGAAACTTGGTGGCGATGTTCTAGATATTGAAATTACAGAATACCAAGTTTATGCTGCCTACGAGGAAGCTTGTTTAGAATACTCTTACCTTGTCAACATACACCAAGCAAAAAACGTTTTGGGAAGTGTTCTCGGAGCAAGCACAGGATCTTTCGATTCAGATGGAGAATTGGATAGTGGCGAAGCAATAAGCGGATCAAACACGGCTTTGACTTACCCAAAGTTCAGCTTCCAATACGCTGGCAGGGTGGGCGATGCTGTTTCAACTGAGTCTGGTCTTGGCGGAGCTACTCCTATTTATTCTGCTTCTTTCGACACAGCACAAAAAGTACAGGACTACGACTTACAGTCAATTATTAAGACCACAGCTACAACAGACACTGCTAGCCCATTCTACGGAAAGCTTGGAGATAACGGAGATAAAAGAATTACCGTTAGAAAAGTTTATTATAAGACGCCTCACGCTATGTGGAGATTTTACGGGTATTACGGTGGCTTAAATACAGTAGGCAACTTGTCTTATTACGGACAATACTCGGACGACTCAACCTTTGAAGTTATTCCAGTGTGGCAGAACAAGGCACAGGCTATGGCTTTTGAGGATGCAATCTATACTAGAGCTTCTCACTACTCATATGAGATAAAAGACAATAATTTGAGGTTATTCCCAACCCCGGTGGCATCATCCCCAACAAAGATGTGGGTTGACTTCTCCGTTAGAACAGACCCTTGGGAAGAGGAAGCTGGCAAAGAAGATGGCGCGACTGGCATCAACAATATGAACACACTTCCATTCGAGAACATACCCTATGATAAGATCAACTCGATTGGTAAGCAATGGATTAGAAGATTTGCCTTGGCTCTCTCTAAAGAAATGCTTGGGTTAATTAGAAGCAAGTTCGCAACAATACCAATTCCGGGAGAATCCGTAACATTAAACGGTCCAGCGCTTGTGTCTGAAGCTAAAGAACAGCAAAATCTCCTAAGAGAGGAATTAAAAACTGTCCTAGACGAGTTGACATACGAAAAACTAGCCGAGAAGGATGGTAATGTAACCGATTCAACACAAAAAGTATTAATGAATATTCCACCTTCAGTATTTGTAGGATAGTATAAATGGCAGATAACAAATGGACACAACCAACTAATCCTCCTGCTCCCTTATTTACTGGGGAGAAAGAGCGCAATTTAGTCAAGCAGATCAATGATGAAGTCATAGAGCGGGTCATTGGTCAAACTGTCCTTTATTATCCTATAAGTCTAGAAAAAACTAACTTTCACCCTCTTTACGGAGAGGCTATAGAAAAAACTTTCCTGTCTCCTGTGAGAGTCTATGCTTTGATTGGGTGGGAAGGTCAAGATACAACCAATTCTTCTCTCGGTGTGGACAAGAGATCTTCAATTAATATTTATTTTCACAAGAGAAGACTAACAGAAGACCAAAACCTTTTTGTTAGAGAAGGCGACTTTGTTTTATACGGCAAATTTCACTATGAAATCGTTACGTTAAATGAGCCAAAAGAACTTTTTGGTCAAGTGGATTATAAATATGAGATCTCTGCTACATGTAAAAGAGCAAGAAAGGGCACCTTTGATGCCCTCTAGGAGAATTTAAAATGTCTGCTTATACAGGTGGGAAAGAAAATAAAAATTACACAGGTATTCCCCAAGAGGATCAGGAAAGGTTGCAAGATCTAAACTTCTCTCCGTCCACTCTGGAAACCATCGACTATGCTATACACGATTTTGTTAATGACAAGTTGTCATTGAAGACAACCACCAACAAAGGAGTCGCAAAAGTACCAGTTATATGGGCATCAGCCGAAAGAGCATATCAGGTCAAGAACGATAAGGAATATAGAGACGGTGAGGGATTGATTGTATTGCCGGCGATTACCATCGAGAGAGCATCAGTTGTAAAAGACTTAACAACAAGGGGCGCTTACTATGGAGATATGTTTCCTTTTCAATCTCAACCAGAAAAAGGCGGCTCTCTTGTTATTGCAAGGAGAATAAAACAAGACAAGACTTCTAATTTTGCCAATGCCGATGCGAACAGGAGATACAACAATAGAGTAGCGCCCAAGTTTGTTCGCAAGTCAACAAAAAAAGTTGTGTATGAAACAGTCTCTATTCCGCCTATTGTATATGCTGAGATCACATACAAGATATTACTCAGAACAGAATACCAACAACAGATGAACGATCTGCTCCAGCCCTTCATCACTAGACCGGGAACAATTAATAGTTTCTTGATTGACAGGGATGGGCACAGGTATGAAGCATTTGTTCAAGGAGACTTCGCCCTAAACAACAATATTACATCAATGGAAAACGAGGAAAGGAGGTTTGAAACCTCTGTAGATATTAAGGTCCTTGGTTACCTTGTGGGTGAAGGTATAAACCAAGAAACGCCAAAGTTCTCTATTAGAGAAAATGCCGTGCAAGTTAGAATACCTAGGGAGCATGTTGTGTGGGATGATCCTCTCCCAACAACAGGTCCCGGTAATGATAGCAAACAAAATGTCGGAGTGGACGGCAAGTATAGAGAATAATTTTGGACTTTCTAAAAACAAAACACTATTTACTAAAGAAATAATATCGTCTTAAAAATAGACGGGTAAAAGGAGATAGCTATAATGTCGGCAAAAGATTTCAAATTTGTTTCCCCCGGAGTGTTCATCGAAGAGATCGACAACTCCCAAGTCCCCAAGTCACCAGTGGCAATTGGACCATTGGTTATTGGGCGTACTAGAAGAGGACCCGCTTTCCAGCCTGTTAGAGTTGATTCCTTCTCAGAGTTCGTAACAATCTTTGGAGATCCAGTAGGAGGCGAAGAGAAAAGCGACCTTTGGCGTGGAGGAATACCTACGGCACCGACATTTGCTGCCTACGCCGCTCAAGCATGGCTTAAGAATAGCACTCCTTTGACATTCATCAGACTACTTGGCGACCAGCATCCAGACAACGCTGGGACACAGACTGCACAAGCCGGTTGGAATTTAGCATACCCCGGACCTAATACGCCTGCCCTAGCCGAGGATTCAATGGGTGGCGGAGCTTTTGGCTTGTTTTTGTTTAACTCTGGATCTGGAATGGCTAAACTCGGAGGTGACGAAAAGCAGACACAGGGTACATTGGCAGCAATTTTATACACAACCGGCTCGGTTCTCACACTATCAGGTACAATTCGTGGATTTGATCCGACGAAAGAATTTGATAGTGAAAACATGGGATCCACAACGGGATCTAGTGCTATGATCAATTCGGTTGGCAAGTACACTTACACCATCGGCGCATATGATATGGCAGATGGAGTCGGAACCCTAACGGAAGAATCGACAATTAGCTTTTCCAGAACTGATTCTAATTACATCAGAAAGGTTCTCAACACTAATCCAACTTTGACAAATGCTGCCCTTGTTGATACCACCTCGGCTAAAAAGAAGAATTTCTTCCTAGGTCAAACTTATGAAAGAGCGGTAGCTGATACCATCACAGGCTCCAATTCATATGGGGTTATACTTAGGTTGGGAAGATCCGGAATGGATGTTACTGATGGTAACAATTTCAAATTTGCTACACAAGCAGCGCAGTCTGGTTGGTTTTTCTCGCAGGATTTGAGAAACACGGCAGGAACCCACGAACTAGCTGGGAACACACTCGATCCGCCATTCAATCCAGAGAACCTTGCAACAGTCACAAGATTGTTTAAATTCCACGGATTAACATCTGGTCAAGAAATTCACAGAAACTACAAGATTTCTGTTGAAGATATCAAATACAGCAAAAATGATAACACCCCTTACGGATCTTTCACCATTGCAATCCGTGATATTAAAGATGTTGACAATGCAAAAAAATACGTTGAGAGGTTTACTAATCTTAGTTTAGATCCAAACTCAGCGAATTACATCTCCAAGCAAATCGGTGATAGATATTACGAGTGGGATACTAACGCACGTCGCTTAATCGAATACGGAAGTTATACAAATCGCTCAAGCATCGTTCGCGTCGAAGTTGCAAATGCAATTGACCAAGCACAGGGAGACCCGGAACTTCTCCCATTCGGTGTCGAAGGACCAATCGGATACACTGACTTCCAGATTTCCGGCTCCTCCGCAGGGGGCAACCCTCTCAACTACGGTACGGGGAGTATTGTTCCCCTTAACGGCTTGAAGGCATGTGTAGAGGCAGGTCTTTCCATTCCATTGCACATTCAAACCGTTGATGCCGCGACATTAGCTGATGAAGTACGACTTGGCGTTGACCCCGCCCTTGGAGACTTCCCCCTCTCCTTCCCATTCACCGGCTCGGTCAAATTTCCAACAGTACCACTTAGAAGGAGCGCTTCTGCTGGAGATCTTTCCGATGAGACAGAAGCTTACTTTGGAGCACAGTTCACAAGAACAGAGGGAGGTTCAACCTTCGACGAAGGCACATACGACCTCCTTTACCCACTACCCGTGGCAAATAAGTTCAGTGGAAATCCAGACAAAGGAACCAAGACATCTTGGTACTTCAGCTTGGATGATTTGGTAATGGCAACAGGCGGAACTATTCCTCAAGTATATTACGATTCAGGGTCTAGAGCTACAGGTGATTCAATTTCGGCTAGAACTGGTTCTTATAAGTCAGTTCTTGATAAGGGATATGACAGATTCACAGCCCCAATGTACGGTGGTTTTGATGGGTTTGATATTACAGAAAAAGAGCCTTTCAATGCCACTAGAGCTTTAACACACGCTACCGCAGCCCCAACAACGTACTCTATGTTCTATTCTGCGAAGAAAGCAATTGATATGTTCGCAGATCCAGAGTTTGTTGAAGCTAATATCTTGACTGCTCCCGGTATCACAAACGAAGGGTTAACAACCCATATGCTTCAGACTTGTGAATCTCGTGGAGATGCCTTGGCTATAATCGACCCTCGCGGCGGGTACATACCAGCTTCTGAGGACAATCAGTCCGAGCAGCAGAGAATTACAACCGGCGCTGGATTAGGTGGAGTCGCCCACCACGTTAAAGAGGTGGCAGATAACTTGGATGCTAGAAATCTTAACACAAGTTATGGTGCGGCATATTACCCTTGGGTTAGAATTTCTGACACAATCACGGGTCGCCAACTTTGGGCACCTCCTTCAATTGCAGCATTCGGAGCTATGTCTTTTGCTGAGAACAAAGCAGCGCTTTGGTTCGCTCCAGCAGGCTTCAATAGAGGGGGCTTGACAGAGGGTGCCGCTGGTATCCCAGTGACCAACGTTAGAAGCCGTCTAACTTCTGCCGAAAGAGATTATCTCTACGAAAGAAACCTCAACCCTATCGCATCATTTCCAAACGAGGGCATTGTAATCTTCGGACAGAAGACTCTACAAATCACCCCATCTGCGTTGGATAGAATCAACGTTAGAAGGTTGATGATCTTTGTAAAGAAAGAAATCTCAAGAATTGCATCAAACTTGTTATTTGATCAGAATGTTGAACAAACTTGGTCTAGATTTACAGGTCAGGTTGCTCCATTCTTGGACAATATTAAGAACAACTTTGGGTTGGATGATTTCAAAGTCGTCTTGGATGAGACAACAACTACGCCAGACTTGATTGATAGAAATACAATCTACGCAAAGATCTTCTTAAAGCCAACTAAGGCTGTCGAGTTCTTCGCTATTGATTTTGTAATCACAAACTCTGGTGCAGGTTTTGAGGATTAAAAAATAATATCAAAACTATTTATAGATAACAGGGATTAAATAATCACTTTTTAAAGGAAACCTAAACAATGGCAGACAACTTCGGATCTAAATTTTGGGCTAACATCACCAGCGAACCAAAAAGAAAATATAGATTTATTCTCAATCTCGCTGGGATTGACTCTTGGGTAATTACTAGAGTCGATAGACCTAGCTTTAATGTAACTGAGTCAGAGCATACGTTCTTCAATCACAAATTTTACTATCCCGGTAAAGTTGAATGGCAGACTGTTTCCTTTACAACTGTTGATCCAATTAATCCTGATGCTACTGCCTATCTTATGGGTATTCTTGGAGCCTGTGGTTATCAAGTCCCAAGCCCAAT